AGAGGGTACTGGAATTGATTCAAACTATACCGCAACTTACTACCCTTGGATTTTAACAAGAGATACGGTTAATAATACTCAAATCTATATTCCTGCAACTTCTGAGGTTGTAAGAAACTTAGCTTTGACTGATAACATCGCATTCCCTTGGTTCGCTTCAGCGGGTTACACAAGAGGTTTAGTAAATGCTATTAGAGCAAGACGTAAGTTAACACAAGACGATAGAGATACTTTATATAAAGGTAGAATCAACCCAATTGCAACTTTCTCTGATGTAGGTACGGTAATTTGGGGTAACAAAACTCTTCAAATCAGAGAATCTGCACTTGACAGAATCAACGTAAGAAGATTGTTACTACAAGCTCGTAAATTGATTTCAGCGGTGGCTGTAAGATTATTGTTCGAACAAAATGATAACAAAGTAAGACAAGATTTCTTGGATTCAGTTAACCCAATCTTAGACCAAATTAGAAGAGATAGAGGTTTGATTGACTTTAGAGTTCAAGTATCTAACACACCTGAAGATTTAGATTCAAATACATTAACAGGTAAAATCTTCTTGAAACCGACAAGAGCGTTAGAATACATCGACATCGAGTTTGTCATTACACCAACAGGAGCGTCTTTTGACAATATCTAAAAAAATAAAATAAGTGGGGGGTAGAAATATCCCCCATAAATTATTTAACACATAACACTATGAAAATAGAAAAAAAATTAATCAAAGAATCTTTAGGTTATAATACTAAAGGAAAACAAACTTTCGCAGATAAGAAACAAAATATCATTATCACCGAAGCACAATTAGAAAAACTTTTAGAAAAACTTAAAAAATAATGAATATTAATAAATACGTAAGGGATTTTGTAAAAAACAAACTTAACGAAGGTTTTACGGAAGAAGGTAATCCCGATACAAAGTATTATGCTTTTGATTGGGATGATAATATAATGTTTATGCCTACGTCAATTATTGTTTTAAGTGAAAACGACGAAGAGGTTCCGATGTCCACAGAAGACTTTGCTGAACACAGACACCAAATCGGTAAAGAACCATTTAGTTATAAAGGTACAACTGTTGTAGATTTTGCACCAGACCCATTTAGAAATTTTGGAGTTAAAGGTGATAAGAGATTTGTATTAGATGCTATGGTTGCATCTGTCGGTCCATCTTGGAATGATTTTGTTGAGTGTATTAATGGTGGTTCCATTTTTTCAATCATCACGGCAAGAGGACACAATCCAAATACCTTAAAAGAGGGTGTGTATAATTTAATAATGGCTAATAAGAATGGTCTTAATAGTAGAACATTAGCCGAAAACCTTTATAGATATAGAAATATCGGTAATGAAGTCACTGGTGAAAATAAGTCAAAAGCATTAACACCAAAAGAATTACGTGAGTATTTGGACCTTTGTAGATTTTATCCCGTGTCTTTCGGTGAGGGGTCTGCAACTAATCCTGAAGAGGGGAAAATCAAAGCGATGAGGGAGTTTATTTCTTATTGTAAAGATATGGCTCAAGAAATAGGTGAAAAGGCATTCTTCAAAAATGATGTAGAAAATAATGAAATACTACCTATTATTGGTTTTTCTGATGATGACCCTAGAAATATAGATAAGATGAAAGAATTTTTAGATGATGAAGATACTGAAAAACTAGTAAAAACTTATTTAACTAAAGGAGGAGAAAAAAAGGAAATCTAGAAATACTTATAATGCAACGATAATTTTTAAAAATAACAAAGTAAATAGAAAAAAATTTAGTTGGATATATTTATAATAAAAATAAAAGAAACAAAAAAATAGATAGACATGGCTGATTTGTTAATGAAAATGCCCTTTCAGTATGAACCAAAAAGAAAAAACAGGTTCATCATAACTTTCCCATCTTCTTTGGGGATTAACTCTTGGTATGTTGAAAGTGCTTCAAGACCAAAAATTGAAATTAAAGAAGTTCCAATTCCGTTCTTGAATACTGAAACATATGTTGCAGGTCAATTCAAATGGGGTTCAATTGACGTTACATTCCGTGACCCAATCGGTCCTTCAGCATCACAAGCTCTTATGGAATGGGTTCGTTTACATGCTGAATCAGTTACAGGTCGTATGGGTTATGCTGCGGGTTATAAAAAAGACATTGACCTTGAAATGTTGGACCCAACAGGTGTGGCAGTTGAAAAATGGATTTTACAAGGAACATTCTTAACAAATGTTGACTTTGATTCATTAGGTTACGGTGAAGATGGTTTAATTACAGTTAAAGCAACATTAAGACCTGATAGATGTATCTTAGTATACTAAAAACAAAATAAAATATTATCCAATCCCATCTATTTTAGGTGGGATTTTTTATTTACATAAACTAAAGTCAAGTTATTTTTAAAGAAAAAATTATGGACCAAAGTGCACAATACGGACAGATGGATTTCAATCTACCACACGATTTAGTTACATTACCAACTAAAGGTGTTTTCTATAAACCAAAAAAGGAAAGTTTAAAGGTTGGTTATTTAACCGCTATGGATGAAAACTATTTGGCATCCCCAAATATTATAAATGATGGTATTATACATACATTACTTAAAAATAAAATATATGAACCTGGATTTGACATCAACCAATTACTTAATGTTGACGTTCAGGCTATTTTGATATTTTTAAGAAACACTTCTTTTGGTAGTGAATACGATTTCAAGATTAGAGACCCTAAAACTGATTCTTTATTTGAAACTACAATTATGTTAGATAACATTAATATAAAAGAGTCTGAAATACAACCTAACGAAGAAGGTCTTTTTGAATTCGTACTTCCTAAAACAAAAAAGAAGGTAAAGTTACGTTTATTAAATTTAGGTGATGAAAGAGAAATCGATAAAATGAAGGAGCAATATCCTGAAAAAATGGTTGCACCTGTGGTAACAAGAAGATTGGAAAAATCTATTGTTAGTGTTGATGGTGAAACAAATAGAGAACAGATTTCGAAATTTGTGAACCAATTACCAATAATGGACTCTAAAGAATTAAGAAAATTTTTAAGAAGGTGTGAACCTGAATTAGATTTATTAAAAACAATTATGGCCCCGTCAGGAGAAAAAGTTACTATTGATGTGACTTTTGGGGCTGAATTTTTTCGTCCTTTCTTCGGAATATAGAAAAAATGTAATGGATGAATTCTTTTTAATCTCAAGAGAATTAAATTTTACCTATAAGGATTTATTAGTTATGCCAACATTTGAAAGAAAATATTTCATTTCTAAAATTGTTGAAATGTATAAAAAATAAGGTCCATTCTATTTATAAAATAAAAACATGTTATTTTTTGACGCAGAAATAGAAGGTGGTGGTTCATCTAAGTTTAAATCTTTTGGTGGTGAAGCGGGGTTCCTTAAAGGAATGGAAACCGCATTTTCTGATTACGTTGCAAATGTTACTGAAGGTCTTGCAGGATTAACAGATATTGTACAAAACCAACAAAAACAAATGGTTGGTATCGATACTGCTGCAAAAAATATTTTGCGAAGTATGGGTGGTATTGCCGACTTTACGGGAAAGGGGTCGGATAGAGCAGGTGAATTTAGAAGAACTCTAAGTGATGCATTATCACTAAGTTTGAAATTCGGAGGTTCGATGAAAGATGTCCAAGAAGCTGCTGCCGGATTAGCTGAAGGTATGGGTAGAATGGTAAATCCATCTGCGGTGTTTTTAAAAGACATAATTGCAACAGGAAAGGCTTTTGGTTTAACAAATAAGGAAGTAACAAAAATGGTTACAGACCTTGTAAGGATGGGAGGTACTCAAGAGGAGGCATTACAAACTATGAGAGGTATTGCCGACGAAGCAAGAAGAGCGGGTGTTAATACTGCGGCATATATGAAAGCGGTACAGGGCGGATTAAAAATGGCCGGTGGATTTGGATTCAAAAATGGTATAGAAGGATTAAAAACCATGGCCAAACAAGCGGCAATGTTAAGAACTTCAATTGAAAGTATCGGAGCTAAAGGTTTACAACAAAAAATTTTAGACCCTGAAGGTGCGATAGAAGCAGCAGCAGGATTTCAAATGTTAGGAGGAGCGATTGGTAAATTAGGAGACCCGTTCCAATTATTATATATGGCTCAAAGTGACATGGCTGGTCTTCAAGATGAACTTGCAAAATCTACGGCATCAGCATTTAAGTTTAATAAGGCTACCGGAACATTTGACGCATCAACACAAGATTTATATAGATTAAGACAACAAGCAGAACTGACAGGTGCCAATTTGGACGACATGTTAGAGTCTGGTCGAGAGATGGCAAAATTAGACTTTATTAGTAAATCGGTAGATTTATCAAATCTTGATGAAGCACAACAAGGAGTTTTATCGAGTTTAGCCCAAATTGATAAAGATGGTAAAGTCAGGGTTGATATTCCTGGTTTTGATGAAGGAACAAAAGACTTGACTGAATTAATGAAAGACCAAAACTTTAAAGACGCACTCGATAAGTACGAAATTGATTCCAAAAAAACAGCTGAAGAAATTGCAATCAGTCAAATGAATCTTGAAGAAAAACAATTATCCTCATTACAACAAATAGAAAAAGCAATTGTTTTAAGTTTGAGTGATAAGGAACAAGAAAAATTAATAAAAGACATAGAAGAAACAAACAAAATAACCGCGGATGCCTATAAAAAATTGACTAGTGATGTATCGACATTATCACAAAAAGAATTAACAGAAGGTACTAGACTAGAAAAAGGTGTTGCAACGGCTGGTGCTACAACCTTAGAAACGGGAACTGAAGGGTTAAAAAGGTCTCTTGAAAATATTAGTACGATAAATGATGCGTTTTTTCCAAACAGTGGCACCGCCCCTACGATTCTATCCAAAGGTAAAATATATCAAGGAATTGTCGGTGATGAAGTTGCTGTTGGAACCAACTTAGGAAGTGCATTATCAAACGTAGGTGGAAATGTTGGAGGAAGTATTGACATTAATATAAACTTGAATGGTAGTATTAGTGGTGACAATAATCTTATTACTAACATGTTTAAAAAACCCGAGGTACAAAAAGAAATTATGGACACAGTTTTATACAAATTAAACCAGTATAAAAGACAACAAGGTGTTATTTCCTAAAAAAATATAAAACAATCTATTTATCATAAAAAGACTGAATGGAGAGTCCACTATCATTTAATTCAAGTGAAAATTTTAGAAAAAAGCTTTTGGTGCGAAATCTTCCACCATATAAAGTTGATAATGCTTTTTCTAATGAAAGTAAACCTGGTTCGTCAGAATTTACTTTTAATGACTTCAGCACTGTAGACTCACCTAGCGTTGAACAAATTGGAGACAAACAAGAAAAATTATTATTACCCATAAATCAATACGGACCACAAAAACCAAATAAAGATTATGGTAATACTGTAACAATAAATGATAACCAAAATTATAAGACAAACGAAGGTGAATATGGTTATCCTGATACTATTGGAAGTGATTTAGAAACTATCGGTAATAATACTGAAAAACAAATTATTATAAAAAATGTTTATAGACCTGAAAACGGATTATCTGATTTTGGTTCTACCGCATGGTACATAAACAATGATAAAGTAATCACAACTATCGGTGAAGGTGAATATACAGTACAAGACACAGTCGGAAGTAGTTTAGAAACTACAGCAAACGCAGATAGACCAACATTAATTACTAATAATCAATATGGACCACAAACATTATCAAATGTTGAAGTTTCAATAAATAATAATTTTCAAACTAACGCTAATGAAGGTGAATATGGTTTTCCTGATACGATTGATAGTCCATTAGAAATAAAGGGTGAAACCGATAGACCGGTATTAATTGCTATAAATCAATACGGACCTGAAAATTTACCAACAACTGAAGTATCAATAAACAACAATTTACAAACAAATTCAAACGAAGGTGAGTATGGTTATCCTGATACTGTAGATAGTGAATTACAAATTGTAGGTCAAGACACAAGAAAACCAAATTTTTTACAAAATCAATGGGGACCTGAACAAGGTCAAAGTGAAACCGAAGTTGAGCCTTATAGAAAATTAAAAAGTCTAACAATACCACAAGGTAACTATGATGTTACTGATTCGGACGGTTCTTTATTAGAATTAGTGGGTGGTGTTAAAGAAACTGAAGCGTATCTATCTAATAGATATGCAACCGGAGAAGGATTTTATGACCCTACAGATTTTAAAACATTTCAATTAGCGGCATTACAATTACCATACGCTAATTCTGATAATACGTTTATATTTTTACCATCAACTTACACTCCTTATAGTATTTTATTAGAGGATGACCCGTCAGGTTCTGAGGGTTCTTTGTCTGAGGATTCTGATTTAGCAATGATTGGTGCTAAAAGTTTGAACAAAGAATTTAAACACAGAGTAGCTTTAGAACTTTACCAACAAACATTAGGTCAAGTAAATATATTTAATTCAAACGTAGACCCAGTTACGGGTGAAATTTCCGCAAAACCAAACACAGACCCTTTTGATGCGATTGGATTACTTACGGGGAACATTCCTATCGTATCAAGAGTTTATAATATTACAACACCTGACTTCTTATTTGGTCAGGGAATTAATTTTGCAGCTAAGTTAGCGGGATTATATTCACCTTATTCTTATATACCTGGTGAGTATTTTGATTATCCTGACCGTATAATTAACGGACCTTTTGTAAATCCTTTATCTTTAATAGGAGGTGCTATTGGTTCTTTATTCAGTGCATTACAAGGAGCAAATCAATCATCTTCTGAGTTGATGTTAGAATATACATCAATTCCTACTAGAAAATTATTATATGACCAATTAAAATACAATCAGTATAGACCAAATTATAAAATCGGTACTAACCTAACTGCACCAAAAGGTGTATTTTATATTGGTGAAAGAAAAAATCATCTTGCAGAATTATTATCACCTGCCGCAGAACTACCTCAAAATAAAGATAGAACTGGTTCATCTATTGGACCTGTACAATCTTATTCAAATATGGGTAAACTTTATGAGACGGACCAACTTGATGGTACACTATTTGGTATAAACAGTAGAAACTTTTATAGTGCTGGTAGCACAAAAGATGGGTGTATACTTATAGGTAGTAGTGTATTTGGTGGGTTTACATGGATTGGAAATAAGGAATCAAATGATGTAAATAACCCTAAACCCGGCGCATTACAGGGGAGAGGTGGTGAACAATTTGAAGACACTAGTGAATTTAAGTTTGGACAACTTACTGACTTTGGAAAAAGTGAGTCCACAAGATACAATTTTACACCAGGTTCAATCTTAGATGTAACACAAAAGTTAATAGATGCGGGACAAAGAAAGTCCGTTCAAAACCCAAAAGAACACGTAGGTAATGCAATTAATCAAATTACCAAAGTATTCAATGATGGGTACCAAGAAATTACTAAGGGTTCTAAAACATTAAGATGGACAACTAAAAACTCAACAGGTGGAGGACAAGTCCAAGGTTTAGAATATTGTAGAGTTTTCACAAAAGATAGACCATATTATACATTTGATGAGTTACAAAAAACGGATGGTAATATTAGAAAGTTTACTTCATCAGTATTAGATAGTACGTATAACTTAAATATTGCACCTGTTGAAGGTAGTAGTTTGAGAGATGGAAGGGTTAAAAAATATATGTTCTCTCTTGAGAACTTAGCTTGGGGTAGTTCAAATAAAAAAGGTTACACTTATGATGATTTACCGGCATGTGAAAAAGGACCAAATGGAGGTAGAATTATGTGGTTCCCCCCTTATGAGTTATCATTTGATGAAAGTATATCAACTCAATGGCAAGATAATAACTTTTTAGGTCGTACAGAACCAATATATACATATACTAATACATCAAGAAAGGGTAACGTATCCTTTAAGATAATAGTTGACCACCCATCAATACTAAACTTATTGGTTGATGAGGAATTGAAAGATATCAGTGATAGTAACGAAATAACTCAAATTATTGATTCATTTTTTGCTGGATGTACTAAATATGATTTATGGGATTTAGTATCTAAGTTTCCTAATTTTACACCAAGTGATATATTCCAAGCTCAAATTCTTACACAAGAAGATTTAGTAACGGTTGTAGAACAAAATAGTTATACCACAGTTCAACAAAATATAGATATCGGAGGTCAAACTGAAACAACTCCAAGGGCTTCAGATTGTGTTGTATTTCATTATGAAATTGGTTTAAATACCAATTTGGAGTATACCGCTTGTAGTGGTAACCAACAAATATTAACTTTAAGTGCTGGTGACAAGGGGGATATATGTGTTAAACGAGGAACCACACCAAATATAGTAACCCCCGACCCATCAAATATTGTAACACCAACAGGACAAGATTGTGAACTTAATCCTGCTAGCGGACAGACACAAACAACACCTAATGAAACACCAAAACCCACAAATATTTCATTCCCTGATATTGGTTTTTACTTTGATAACGATTATCCAATAGGTAAAAATACTAGAGTGGATACTGTGGGGGACAACGAAGATTTTGAATTATGGTATAACAAATATATTAATTCTGAAAGTTGTTACTTAAATGGTGGTTGCGAAAACCAAGAATATCAAAAAGCATTAGATAAAATTATACAATATGGTGATGCACAAAAAACAGATGTTACAAATTTTGTTTTAGGTTTAGATAAGGCGGCACAAGACAAATATCTTGATAGTTTTATTGATACAAGAAAAAGTGAGATTTCTGAATTTTTCAAATTCGTCAAATCTGAATTTGATGAAGCTAAAAAGTTCATCGAGACTATAGGTCCATTAATGGCCGACGGAAATACAATTAAATTTAGTTTAGGGTCTAGTGCATCTGCGGTAAGTGATAATAGTTATAATTTACACCTTTCAAAAAGAAGATTAGACTCGGTTATTAAATGGGTTAAAAAACAATCTTATGATGGTGTTAAATTTGATAAATTTATAGAACAAGGAAAATTAGTTATCACATCTGCAACACCATCAGGTGAAGATGCAATTATTGATGATTTATATTATAAATCAATTAACTGTAATAAACCATTTAAGACTAATAGTGCTGAGGGTACCGTTTCAGTAAACGCCATGGCATGTAGAAGAACTAAAATATTTAATGTTGAAGTAACAAAAAATAATTCAGAAAATGAAAATGGTGAACAACAACCAAGTAATACACAAGTTAATCAAGAGACCGCAGGTCAAGACTTTACTATTATTGGTCAGAGTAATATAACACCAACCACCACCACTTCACAACAACCAAATACGTCCACAAACCCTTTTGTTAATCAACAACCTGATTCAGACCCTAATACTGTAACACCACCAAACACTAGAGAACAAGTGGTAAATAGACAAGAAAGACAAACATATAAAGACTTAACTAAACGTTTGGCTAGAAAATTATTAACAGAATGTAACTATTTTGAATATTTGGAAAGAACAAATCCTATGATTTATGACGGAATAAAATCCAAAATAAAATATTTTCAACCCGCTTTCCACTCTATTACACCTGAAGGATTAAATTCCAGACTGGTTTTCCTACAACAATGTATGAGACCTGGTGATACAATACCTACCGTTTCTACAACAGGTCAAGGACAAGAACAATTAATATATAATGATGTTTCAAATAGTGCGTTTGGGGCACCTCCTATCTGTGTTCTTAGAATTGGTGACTTTTTCAATACTAAAATAGCAATCGACCAAATATCATTAAAATATGATGACGGTAAATTTGATTTGAATCCTGAAGGTATCGGTATCCAACCTATGATAGCAACAGTAAGTATATCTTTTAGTTTCATTGGTGCTCATGGTTTAGCAGGACCTGTTGCTAAGTTACAAAATGCATTATCATTTAATTACTATGCTAATACTGAAATGTATGACGAACGTGCTGAATCCACAGAAACTTTAGACCAATTAGAAACATACGATAGACAGATTTTAGACCAAGTAGAAGAACAAGTAGGTGTCGTAGACACCTCAGCTCCAAGACCTGAAATAAATAATGGAGGTGTTACTATCGGTAAAACTTTAACAAATGTATTAAACATAGATACATCCGTTACTACAGGTACAATTGAATATAAAGATATTTTTAGTAATTTAGTAGACGGTACAAAAAATTATGCAGATAAGGTAACAACAACTTTAGAAAAAATTAATGAAGAATTTTTATTTGGTGGGTTACAAATCTTTACTAAAGATAGAAAATATACTGAGGGTAACTTTAATTATTTAGGTGGTAATATGACGGATACTGCAACTATTTTTGGTTACTCAGACAAGATTCAAACAAAAATGGACAATTTAGCTACAAAGGCTAAAACTGATGTTGATAATGGAATAACTCCACTACTTGTCGGTATTGGTAATGAGAATTTATCTGATGTAGAAATAAGAAAAGTTAAAAGACAAATTAAAAAAGACATTGATTCTAAAAAAGATAAAATGTTGAATTCACTACAAAACTATTCAAACGAGATAACAAATACAGAATTGAATTACATCAATTTGATTGATAAAATAAATTATGTATCTAACAGTAATGATGGGTTTATAAAGAAAAATAATTCAACAATCATTTATAATTTATCTGGTACAACAGAAGTAACTCAACCAACACTAACAGGTGTGAATAATACTTTACAAGAATTGATTGAAGATTCACTTTTAATCAAAAACGATTTGAATGACGTGAATCAAAAGTTAATAGAGTTTAGTTTGATACCAACAGGTGACTATGATTATAGTGAAAACTATACACAGGATATGTATTTTAGTACACCACAACCACCAAATAAGGTTGTATATTTTATGTTGTTTGGAAAAGAAATTATAGACGACCCAAATAAGTTTGCTGAAAACTTAATATTAAACGCAATACCTGATATTAGTGATGAATCAAAAACTAATTGGATGACTTGGCTCATGACTACACTTACAGGAAGTAATGGTCTTGTTGATATATACAAATCCTCAAAAACAACGGTTGACAAAAAAATATCCGATTATAGGGCAACTTTTTATAATCCATTATTTAATACTTACAAGACTTCACTTAAGGGTAAAGTAAGAAAAATGTGGTACGAATCACAATTAACACCAACAGAAAAAACCATCGAAGACTTAAAAATTATTTATTCTAATAAAAGTCCAAAAGGGGATAAATTTAACTTACAAAAATCATTTAAGTAATGGACTATTATAATAGATACAAAGATTTTTTAATAAACGGACAACAAACCGTAGTACCTTTTTTATCTATACCTTCGAGAGTTACAGACCAACAATATCTTTATCGAACAGGTAGAAGTAGATTGGATAAAATTAGTTTTGAAAAGTATGGTACACCATATTTTGGTTGGTTGATACTGGCTGCAAATGCATCTTTTGGTGGATTAGAACAAAATATACCTGATGGTACTATTTTAATTATACCTTATCCTTTAACTGCGGCATTACAAGACTACAAATCTGCATTAGATACCTATATATTTTATTATGGCCGCTAGACAAAAACAAAATAAAAAAATTTATATTGAAACTGATTATGATAACATCGTAGTTGTAAACCCAAATGAAGTTTATAATTCAGATGGAAAGAAACAGGAACGTCTTGTTGACCACGAAGAATTGGTCTATTATGCTAATTTAGAAACTTTTATAATCCCGAGAACAAAATTAGCAATCGGAGAAGGTTTTCCGACTATAGAAAATACAACAAGTATTGCAACTCTTTTTGGTGGTGATGATGCTTTGAAAGTTAATTTCTTAAAACCGAAAGGTAAAACTGAATTTGATACAAGTTGGTCAAAACAATTAACGGGTGAGGGTTCAAGAGATGGTTTAGGTATTAATCAAAGCGCAGAACGAGTTGCTTCTGTAGACGGTAGACAAGTATTTAGACGTTCAGTAAGGAACTACGAAGATACACAACTTTTAGGGATTAAATCAATTAGAGTGGCAATAAAGGCGTCAGGTGTTCCTGAAGTCAATATTGAAATGGTTGATATACAAGGAAGGTCTTTATTCGAACAAGGAGAAAATTCTTTATATTCTGCTTTTTTTAATTTCCCTTATCCATTGTTTTATTTAACACTTAAAGGTTATTATGGTAAAGCAATTAGATATAGACTTTCTTTAATGTCTTTTAATGCCACTTTCGATGCTGACACAGGTAATTACAATATTTCATTAAAACTTGTTGGTAAGTTTACAGCATTACTTTTTGATACCCCTTTGTCTTACGCGGTAAATGCTCCTAAGATGTATAACACTCAAATAACGGTTACAGAACCTAATGGGAATAAAAGTTTTTTTAACACATATAAAGGAAGACAAAAGTTAAATGAGGTATATGACATATATGAAAGAAAGGGATTAATACCACCAAACTTTCCGAGATATTCCTTGGAAGAATTTAAATATAAGGTTGAAAAATTTACAACGGATTTTCAAAATGATTTAAAGGCAAAGACAGACTTTACAAAGTTAAATGATTTAGAAGACTTCTCAGAAAACTTAAAAAAACTTAATAAGGAAGTTTATGAGTATGCTATTAATAATGTTGTAGA